GATGATCACTAGCCCTAATCCGTATTGGTACTATCTGTTCGGTAAGAACCTGATCGGCACCTGCCACGGCGACGGAGCCAAGGGCAAGGATCTGCCTATGATCATGGCAAACGACGCAGCCGATTGGTGGGAGGCTGATCAGCACCGCACTTGGATTGTCGGTCACGTCCACCACCGCGATGTGAAGGAATATACCGGCTGCACCGTTGAATATATGCGGACGCTCGCGGCGACTGACGCTTGGCACCACGGTTCGGGATATCGGGCAAAACGTGATATGCAGGCGATCACTTACCACAAGATTGACGGCGAGGTTGAGCGGGCGACGTGCAGTCTCGCGAGGATCAACAGGCTGTGTATGGAGACAGCGACATGAACGACGCGAAGCTAATTTCGGAGCTGGTCAAGGATGAGGGTTTGCGCTTAAAACCCTATAAATGCACCGCAGGAAAAACTACAATTGGCGTCGGCAGAAATCTTGATGACGTCGGGATCTCGAAGGACGAAGCGTACACGTTGCTAGCGTCCGATATTGCGAGGATAAAAAAGGAATGTGCACGGCAACCGTGGTGGCTTGCCGTCGAGGACGACGACGTCCGGTCCCGCGTGATGCTAAATATGTGTTTCAACCTTGGAATCCGCCGCCTCTCTGGATTTAAGAACACGCTTGACGCGGTGGGTGATCAGCGTTGGAAAGACGCAGCAGCTGGTATGCGAGCGAGTATGTGGGCGAAACAGGTTGGCGGTCGTGCTGAACGTTTGGCAAAGATGATGGAGACGGGTAATGATTAAATATATCAGAGACCGTCTGAATGAGCGTTCAACCTGGATGCTGATCGGTGCCGGCCTTGGCACGGCGGCGGCCTTAGATGTACCGTGGTCGTATATGGCTGCGGTCGTCGGCGTAATCGCGGCGCTGGTGCCTGATGGCGGCGTGTCGTGATTTCGTGGCCGTATATCCTCGGTGCGCTGGTCGCTGTTTTCGTGCTGGGCTGCGCGAACGGTTACGCGATCCGCGACGGTGCGGCGAAGTCCGCAGCGGTTAAGGCATACAAGGCTCAGATTGCCGTACAGGAGCGGTTAAATGAAATATCAACACTATATGAAGCCGAGCGCGAACGGGCGTCACGGGTCCACACAGAGCGGACAAACACGGTGCGGGAAATTTACCGTGATGTTACCGTTCCTGCTGAGTGCGCTTTGCCTGATGCTAGTTACGGGCTGCTCGTCGATTCCGTCCGCGATTATAATGCCGCCGCCGAATCTGGCGACGTCGTGTCCGCCGCTACAGGAACCGGCAAGGATTGATCCCGCAAGACTGCTATGGGAGCTTTCGATAGTGAGCGCCTATAACGACTGCGCCACGAAACACCGGCTGACGGTCGAGGCTTGGCGGGCGTTAGATAAAAAACCCCGTCGCGGATCAAATCAACGCGACGGGGCTAGGTAGTGCGGGCCGGGAGGAAACCCGCTCCCAGTGATTAGCACCTAGTCGCCAGTTTGTCTAGATTCCCATTGTTCAACGTCAATCAGGCGGTAAAATACGGATTTGCCGATTTTGATGTGTGGCGGGCCGTAATTCAGGGATCGCCAGTTAGCAAGTGTGCGAACCGTTGGCGTCCCGTGATATCGCTCTGACAATTCTGCGGGCGTTAGGATATCCGTCAAAACATTGCCTCCAGATCCTCGGCGGGTTCGTCAGCCTCAATGAGTCGAACCGATCCGGCGGCAACGTCTTTCAGAAAATCCAGATGATCCTTACCCAAACGGTTTTGCACGTCTCGCGGCGTTGACTGCCACGCTTCCTTGAGGGCGTCCAGTCCCTGTTTAGCGGCTGCGTTTAGGATTGCCTCGTGATCTGGTTCGTCAGGAATTACCACCGACGATTCCAGATTTAATCTCTCGATCACGCTAGGGCGCGGCGTCACGTCACGCGGCTGGAGATCCTGCGCTTCCTCGATGACAAGCATCCCGCTGGTTGCGCCAGGGCAAACGGTGCGGACGCCTTCGGAGACGACGCGGGATCTTAGCATTTGGCGCGGATACTTTTTCCACATCGGGCTATTAATCGCGGCCTTGGATGCGCGAGCCATATCCCAAGATATCCGAACCGTGCCGCCGTTAGGATGTGAGAACGTCGCGTCCGCTATAGTGTCGTCCAGTCCGTGCCATTCGACCGAACCGCCGCTGGCGATGAAATCTCGCAGCATGGATTCGGCTTTCTTGGCGGGCCGTCCGTTGATGATGTGGTAATCCTGCGCTGCGCTGGCCGGGTGTCTGTTTTCGGATTGCGCGATCAGGCACAGGGCAAGGGCTTCCTCTGGCGTCTTAACACCGAACAGCTTGGACGCGGAGAATGCGCGGGCCATGCGTTCCAGATCTGGGATTGTGTGGGTAGTGGGCAAATTTGACATTAGATCCTCTTAAGCAAACGGGTTAATAGCGAGGGCCGAGGCGTCTCGGCCATGCGGTCGAACGAGGTGTCGCGCTGCACAATTCCAAGCCACGTTTTAAAAAACACAGCTGAATTTTGAACGCCAAGACAACGCCCAATCATTCCCGTGTTAGCAAACATGAATACATAATATTTACCGATTTCAGGCTGCATCGGATTCCCCCTTCTTAGCCCAGCGCGGCAACCCCAGTGGCTGCAACGTGGCGGCATATCCCGGCCATCTGTCCTGGGACAGGCAATCGGCGTACAATCTCAAAGCCTTACGATATTCCGCACGACCAGATTCGATCATCTCTCCATCTGCAAAATAGTATGCACTGGCCCACGGTGCGGTTTTCTCATGGGCGAGAAACATAAACGCTTCAGGCATTTCACCCCATGCCGCAGCTATGCCGTCCATATAAAACGCGGCTTGGATGTGGTACTGCCAGTTATAGGCCGACCGCATGAACGCTTCGGCGCTGGCGTCCTCGGTTGACTTAACGTCAACGATTGCGCCTGGCATCAACCAGTCTGGGCGGCACTTGCAAAGAACCTCAGTTTCTGGGTCAATCCAGAACACGGATTGTTCCGCCTTGCCTTCAGCAAAAATCGCCTGCGCCAATGGATGATCGCGGCACGACCGCTGGACCTTCAAGGCCGCTGCGTAATCGTCCGAGCTGATCAGGGTTGCGTTCTGTTCGGTCGAAATACCAAGAGCGACTTCATAAAGCATCTTGCCTTCCTTAGTCCGCCGATCAACGTCGGGCGCAGGGTGGAAACGCTCTGCAAACGTCGCAGGCTCAAGAACCGCCGCGTGAATCGCGGTGCCAAGGATCATTGCTGGCGTTGTCTTACGTTGCTCGCGCTGCGGGTCGAGATAGGCTGACCAGTAATGCAAAGGCGAGCGTTCCGCGATTAGCTTCAAGCCGCTGGCGCTAATGCCGGGGCCTGCGTGATAGTCCTCGTTGAGGATATCGGGATATATTCCAGGTTTCATGTTTTGTCCCTCCAAGACCCCCATTCAATACCGCCGTGTCCCGTGGGTGTCAAATATAACTTGCAAAATAATTTCGAGAGGGTAGTTTGGGGGGACACTGGGAGGTGGAAATGACATTCAAACTGCGCGACTACCAAATCGACCTAATCAACCAGGCTCGCCAAGCCATCGCCGGAAAACAAAACACCGTTCTTATGGTCGCACCGACCGGAGCCGGTAAAACGGCGCTGGCGGCATATATGCTTGGCACCGCAGCCGCGAGGGGGAATCGTGCTTGGTTTATCGTCCATCGACGCGAACTGATCACGCAATCCAGCAGGACGTTCGAGAAAGTCGGCATACCCCACGGAATCATCGCCGCCGGGTTCACGCCAGATCGACGCGCACCGGTCCAGATCGCCGGAATCCAGACGCTGAAAAATCGGCTGGCCCAGACCGAACCGCCATCGCTGATAATATGGGATGAGTGCCATCACGTCGCGTCTAAGTCTTGGTCGGACGTGTTCTCTGCGTTTCCAGATGTGGTTCATATCGGGCTGACAGCCACTCCATGCCGCATGGACGGGCGCGGGCTGGGTGAGTGGTTCAACACGATGGTTGAGGGGCCAACGACCGCCTGGCTGATTGAGAACGGGTTTCTGTCGCCGTTTAAATTCTATGCGCCATCGTCGCCGGATCTGACGGGTATCGGCACCGTTGCGGGCGATTATGACAACAAAACGCTGTCGCAAGAAATGGACCGCCCATCGCTCACGGGTGACGTGATCAGCCATTATCAGAGATTATGTTACGGTAAACGCGCCATCGTTTTCGCAACGAACATCCAGCACAGCCAAAACGTCGTGGGCCAGTTTCGAGCGGCGGGCTATCGGGCCGAGCACCTCGACGGCAAAACGGATCGGGTGCGGCGTGACGCTGTACTGCGAGATTTTGAGGCGGGCCGCGTTTCGATTATTTCGAATGTGGATCTGTTTGGCGAGGGGTTCGACGTTCCGGCAATCGAGGCGGTGATATTATTACGACCGACGCAATCCACAGGCCTGTATCTACAGCAAGTCGGGCGGGCGCTGCGAACGTCTGAGGGAAAAACCCACGCGGTGATTCTAGACCATGCGGGGAACGGTTTGCGGCACGGTCTGCCGAGTATGATTAGAGATTGGAGCCTAGACGCACCGGCACGAGTCAAGCGGTCAAAACCGTCCGACGCGCTGCCGATCAAGCAGTGCATGAGTTGTTACGCGGTACACGCACCGGCCCCAGTCTGCCCAGAGTGCGGCCACGTTTACGTCACCGAGGCGCGTAAGATCGAACACGCTGAAGGAGAATTGGTTGAGGTCTCAGCCGATATTGTGCTAAAACAGAAAAAGAGGGAGCAGGCTTCGGCAAAAACAATTCAAGATTTAATCGCGCTTGGCAGATCAAGGGGACACAAAAACCCCGAGGGCTGGGCTAAACACGTTCATAAAGCGAGGATGATGAAACATGGCTAAACTATACGACGTCGCCGTTAAAACCGGCAGTTATACCGACAAGTCAGGCGCGACTAAGGGCCGTTACGAAAATATCGGCGTAATGATGGAGGGCGATAATGGCCCCTACCTGATGCTAAAGCGGACGTTCAATCCGGCGGGTGTGCCAGGTAATGCCGACCGGGATAATATTATTTGCTCGCTGTTTAAGCCGTCTGACGATCAGGGATCGCGTCCAGCACGGGCGGCGGTTAACGCCACGCTCGACGATGAGATTCCGTTCTAATCATGTCTGATCGCCCCACCCAATCGGAACACGCAACCCAAAACGAAATCCGACTTGGGCTTTTGGGTAAGGCCACGATGTTTAGAAACAATGTTGGCACTGCCTGGATAGGTGACGCGACAAAACTAAAAGACGGGTCAATACTAATCCGTAACCCGCGCATTTTACACGCGGGTTTATGTGCGGGATCGTCAGACCTAATCGGCTGGCGGTCCCTCACGATTACCCCCGAAATGGTGGGCGAGCGTATCGCAGTCTTTGCGGCGCTAGAGGTTAAATCTAAAACAGGCAGGGCAACGGCGGGGCAGAAAAATTTCTGTGATCGCGTGATCCAAGCTGGCGGATTGGCTGGAATTGTAAAATCTTTGGATGATGCGAAAAAGGCACTTGCAATAGACTGATAAATTTTTCATATTCTCAGGGCGCGGAGGGCGCATTCGGGAATAATTAAATGAGCAACCAATATCTAGGCGTAAAAATCCCGGTCCCTGCTGACTGGGCCAAGGTTGCGCCAACCAAAATCCGCAAAGATCTTTACAGTCATTACGGCATATCAAAAACCGTCGTAGATCGCTGGATAAAAGAAACCGGCGTCCAGCCTCTGGGGCGACACGATCGGCTGCAAACCGTTATGAAGCGGCCATCAACAATCAAGAGCGTTTACCGTCACGTCTGGCAACCAAACGTCAGCCGCGCCGTTGACTGGTCCAGTGCCGGCAAGGCCGCTGACTATCTGCGCCGATATTTCGCAAACGTGCATCGCTGCGACATTCAGCTCCATATCGGCAAGAGCGGCACCTGGGGCGACAAGCGCGGCGTGGCAAACCACGGTCGAGGGTTCTGGAACGTGGACGGAAAAGGTGTTTTAACCGCCGAACAGATTGTCTGTTTGGCTCATGAGAAGGGGTTTACGGTATGAATTACGAACAGATAGACCAGGCGCGGGTAGACGAGGCTTTCCGCGTAATTAAGGACGATGCTAGGAAAAATCTTTCGCTAGAGGTTGCCCGCCTGGCTCGCGAGGCCCAAGAGGCAGAGATCAAGCGGCTGCGGGAGGCGCTAGAGCGACTAGCGCGTCTTGGTGGGCGCAATGGAAACTATGGCAACAGTGAGGGAAACGACATCGCCCGCGCCGCCCTACAGCCCGAGGAGGGTTAAATGGCCAAAATCGTCACATTAACCCCCAAAATAACGTTTAACAGGCCAAATCTGGCACATAAGGAAAGCAACCAATGACTTACATTCTTCTAATCCCGATCTTCGCAATCCTCGACCGTTGGTGCGGCGGCGGCATGGGCTGGCGCTCGACGTTTCGAGGTCGCCCGATATATTATCTTTTACCGCTGATTTTAATCGGCTGGTTTCTGGACTGGCGCGTAGGCGCGATCCTGACAGCCTGGTGTGTCTGGCGTGAACCCGCATGGAAGCTGTTTGGCGGCTCTCTCGCACCGATCACCGACGCGGAGATCAACGGCACGATCTTTCGGCACTGCCTGATCTTTCCGGCAATGCTGGTCTGTATCGGCTCGCCGCTGATCGTGTGGGCGCTGGCGTTTGTTTTACTCAGCGTCTGGGTTTTCGCAGCCACATTTCTCGCGGTCTATAACGGATCGTGCGCTGAACGGGGCCGTGACGTTAACGATAAGGTCGAGGCTTATCGCGGCGCATGTTTTGGATTTGTGGCTTGGGCTATTATTATGATTCAGGGGAATTTCGCATGAGCGAACAAGACAAACAACAATGGGACGCCGCCGCCGCCGAGGCAGGGTATCAACCTGTGTCTGACTATGTGGAAACATGGAAAACCGCCAGAGCCGTTTACCACGCGGCGCTGGAGGCAAATATTCGGGCTATGGACGCGCTGGAACAGGCCACCATTGCGTATCATGACAGTGTAAACCGATGGCTTACATCTATCGGCGGGAATCGGCCATGACTCCCGAGGATCTTAAAAACCTACGCGGCGATAAAACAAAAATCGTATTCGCCGCCGAGATCGGTGTTACGGTGCAAACCCTCGGGAACTGGGAGTCCGGCAGGACTAAACCGCCGGCACCGAGGCTCGCTCAATTACAAAAACTACGGGATATCGAAAAATGAATGCAGAGCAAATCGCGGTCGGCCTGGGGAGGCATACGCGCAATCAAACAGGCTATACCGCGTGCTGCCCAGCACATGATGATAAATCCCCGTCGCTGTCGGTCAGTGACGGGGACGACGGGAAAATCTTAGTCCGCTGCCATGCTGGTTGCGATCAGGCTGCGGTGATCGACGCGCTCAAACGCCGCAACCTATGGCCGGAGCCTGAGCGGGCGTTACCGAAACCCGCAGCGGCTAAACGGAAAATCGTCGCCACCTATGATTATGTCAATCCTGAGACCGGCGAAATTAAACTGCAAGTCGTGCGCTATGAGCCGAAGGACTTTCGCCAACGTCGCCCAGACGGTGCAGGCGGCTGGTTGTGGTCGGTGCCTGCGTCTGAGCGGATTCTATTTAACCTTCCATCCGTTTACGCCACCGACAAGCTGGTCTGTGTCGTCGAGGGTGAGAAGGACGTCATCGCATTAGCCAAGATCGGGATCGTCGCCACCTGTAACCCCGGCGGCGCTGGTAAGTGGCAGTCCAATTACACCGACGCGCTCGCAGGCCGCGACGTCGTGATCCTACCCGACAACGACGAGCCGGGCGAGAACCACGCTAAAATCGTTTCTGAGGCGCTCACGGGCCGCGCTAGCCGCGTTCGTATCGTGCGCCTGCCTGATCTGCCTGCTAAGGGTGACGTCGCTGACTGGATCGCGAACGGCGGAACGCGGGCCGATCTGGCACGGCTAATTGTCCAGGCTGAAATACCTGTTCCGGCAATCCGTCCGAACGAACCACCGCAGGACGACGCGCCATTTAAACATATGGGTTTTAACGGCGGGATCTATTACTACCTCGCTCATGGCTCGCAACAGGTCGTCGCTCTTACCCCTAGTCAGCACTCAAAGGCAAACCTCTGCTCCATCGCTGATCTAAATTATTGGGAGCGTGAGTTTCCCACCAAGACGGGCGCGAACTGGGATCTTGCGATGAACTCGATGATGAGACGCTGCGAGCTTAAGGGGATCTTTTCGCCGGATATGCTCAGAGGTCGCGGGGCTTGGTATGACGACGGGCGGGTCGTCCTGCATTTAGGCGACGTCGTTTATCTCGATAAAAAACCAACCAAACCCGTCGCCGTTCGCTCGCGGTTTATCTACGAACAGGGCTTGCCGATGCGGGCGGAGATCGACAATCCGCTATCTTCCACCGAGGCTAAACGGTTCCTCGATCTGGTCGCCATGCTGCCATGGGAGAACGATCTTGACGCGCTCCTAATCGCGGGCTGGACGGTCTGCGCTCATATCGGCGGCGTTCTAGGCTGGAGACCTCACATCTGGGTCGTGGGGTCCAAGGGCAGCGGTAAGACGCACGTTATGTCCAAGGTGATCCGCCCAGTGCTAGGCGATAACTGCCTATTCGTCGTCGGTGAGACCACCGAGGCAGGGGTGCGCCAGTCGCTTAAACACGACGCTCTACCCGTCCTGTTCGACGAGGCTGAGGGCGAGGACACGCGGGCCACAGATCGGCTACAGCGTATCCTTGCGCTGGTTCGCCAGTCGTCGTCCGAATCGGGCGGCAAGATCGCCAAGGGTTCCGTATCGGGCCAGGCTGCATCGTTTCAGATCAGGTCGTGTTTCGCGTTTTCGTCGATCAACGCAACGCTAGTGCAGCAGTCCGACCGTAGCCGTGTCACCGTGATCGAACTGAAAGCCAGTCGTCAGCACCACGAATTTTCAGAGATCCTCGCCACCGAAGCGGAGGTTTTAACCGAACAATTTATCACGCGGTTCTATGCCAGGGCGATAGATCAGGCGGTTAACGTGCGGGCAAACAGCGCCACGTTCGCCACAGCGGCCACGGCGGTTCTAGGCGAGCAACGGGCGGGAGATCAGATCGGCGCGCTTCTGGCGGGCGCATGGAGCCTTACGAATGATGGTCTGGTATTGTTCGATCAGGCGCGTGATTGGCTGCACGATTTCGATATGTCAGAGCAACGCGAAGAGGTGCAATCGCAGTCTGATGAGCGGCTGTTATTGGATTTTTTGATGCAGCAAATCGTCGATGTTCCACTGGATAAAGGCGGCACAAAAAAGT